TTAAAACGTTGTATCAGTAGTATAACCCTTATGTAACATTATGTCGGTATATCCAGTATTATGGCTCGTACTATTGTAATGATACACAACCTTTGCTTTATTAAACGGATTTACTCCTCCTGTATTGGTTTCAATCCACTCACACAACTCCACAATACTAGATTTATTTGACGTAAAATAAAAGTAGTTGGTATCCATTAGTACCTTTAACACGTCCAAGTAGTCTGAAAGCTTCCAGTAGTTCTTATAAGTAGAACAATCCGTTGATAAATATGGCGGATCAACCAAGAAAACAACATTCGGAACGTCCTTATACATATCAAACAACTCTTTATAATCATAGCAAACAAACTCAACACCTTTTAGGTAGCTTGTAGCATCATAGTCACTTTTGCGTAATCTATTATAAAAGCGTTGCTTTTTAAGCTCTTCTAAGCTCTGCACATAATTCATGCTAAACAATAGGTTAGCAGACAAGGAGATATAATCTACATAACCTTGCTTATCAGCTTGGGTTATGATATCTAGTATTTGATATCTGATATTGTCAGGTATAGCCTTTTTATTAGGCACACTCTCAACTAATGGACGCAAACTAGTAAGCAATTTATTTGTGCTTTCAATCGCATTTAAACGCTGTTTAAAGTTGTCATAATCGTTGTAAATCACATTAGATTTTGGATTTTCTTGCTTTACGGTATGACTCAATAAACCACTACCACCAAATAAATCTACATAAATTGCATCCGTAGGATACGTCTTTAAAGCCTGTTTAAACTGTTTAATAAAATTCCGTTTTTGACCTTGAAACGGCAAAGGCGCTGTTGCGTAATTTTTACTCATTTACTATTTGTTTTTTGTTTACTATTTTTATTTTTGCTTCTCCTACGCTTACAAACAACAAAGCCACACAAGCTCACTGAAGAAATATGTCCTCCAGTAGCCTGTGTGGCTCTCTGTTTAAAAATAAGCGTAGGAAACTTTTTTTAATGCTGGGGGACTCTTTTACTCCCCAATTGATTTTTTACCAGTATAATACGGCATGCTTAACCTCTGTAAGTAGCTATACTCTATCCAGTTTTTAAAATTACTTTCAGGCGCTAATGCTTTATTCCATTTATTGAACTCTTCATTTGAAAATGTAAAAGCTTTATGGATTGAACCATGACGCTTTATTTCTTCCATTTTGTTAGTCCAAAGAAAATCATGGATAACAGCAGAAATTAACCTTTTGTCAAATGGCGGTAGCAAGCTCCATAACCATTTTGGTTTACTACTCAAGTCGGTAATATATCCTTTAGGAATTTTAACTACATAACCATCACTCAAAGTAACCTCAATATCTACAGTAGTTTTAAAGTCTCTTTGGCTTGATGTTATATAAGCTAAAGGAATTTCTTTAGGTTGTTGCAAGTAACTGAGCTTCATCATAAATTATCCAATCTTTAGTTCCGTATCTACCTAGAGCTGTTTGGTTTTTGGTGTCAATAAGCATTGCTTTTACTTGTAACTCATTGAACTTATCTACAAAGTTATCGGTTGCTAAAATAGGCTCATTTAACATTGTAAATAATCCAGAAACTTGGTTTGGATTAAATTCTGAAGATACTTGAGGATATTCTTCAATAATTTTAATTTCATTATCAATTATATCAAAAAGTTGTTCTTTATAAATAGCAACAAAACCACTTGTAGTTTGATTAAACTTTACAATTTCTCGAGACACATAATACATATTACCGTCCTTACCTTGTCGTACTTTTTGTTGTGTATGTATTTTTTTCATAATTAAATAGATTCTATTAACGTGTAAACATTTATTAATCTTGCTGTGTATTTTTTATTGTTTCCGTTTGCATTTGTTGAATCTGCATATTTAACTTCTACTTCATGCTCTAGAACAAACTCACAATCTTCTAATAACATTGGCTCATCTGCTAAAGTTCTTACTTGGTAATACGTTCCATTAGATTCACTTAATAACTCGTTATCTTCTCCCAATACCTTGCTATAAACCCTAAAATAATTAGATACAACTCCACCAACATTTACACTCCTGTGTCCAGTAATAATAATATCCAAATCAATTGGTTTATTAGCGAAATGAGTATTTGAAGAATTATCTAAGGTCTGTTCAAATAATAAAACCTTTTCAAATGGAACACCATAAAACAGTTTACAATTTTTAGGTTTTAAATATACTTTCATAACTACTTGATTCGGGTACTCAGTACCTTCTGCATTAATAGTAGAAAAGTTTTTTGTTAGTTTGTTTTTTATATTTAACAACAAATCAGAATCATTATAAGTATGACTAGCATAAAATATTTTACCTAGTTCATAATTATGTTGTCCAGAGATATAACTGTTTTTTGAATTAATTTTATTCGTGTCATTTACACCACTATTTAAACTTTTTCTAAGTTTAGAAGTAATATAACTATAGTTTGAAGCTTTAAATTTTATTTCATGTTCAGCAGAGTTAAATTCAAAATTTTCATCAAACTGTACTTCTTTCGTTTTAAATTTTTCAGTACCATTATGATCTAATACAGATACAAGAACATCATCCAAAGCAGCAATAGTTCCCGATTTATATGGTACTTTAAGTTGCTTAAAACCATCATTCATTGAGTTAGCTGATGGATATTCAATAACAATTCCATTACTAGGACTATTGGCTTTTCTACTCTCTACCCCTAAAGGAGTAATAGCATTGATGGAATTAATCGGAGTATGGGTAACTCTCACAAAATCTGTACCTACTTGAACTTTCGCGCCATTATTAATTCCTAATACGGTCATTCCTAACTGCCCCGATTGCCTATTAACCTTTAATTCATCGTTCGTAGTTGCTCCATTACCTGTTACATGTGCTAAACTTAAATTATCTTTTAAATTACTTAAATCTACAGTAAAAGTAGAATCATCATCACGAGTAAATGTTGCTAACCCGTTTGCATCCACAGAACCCGACACTAAACGAGCTAAATTACTATCATCTAAATACGGGGTTAAATCAATAGGGTCTCCTATTGGATTTCCGTTTTTCAACAATGTAACGGTGTTAGTTCCAGAAATTGGCGATAACGAATAGGTTTCGTTCCATTTGGTACGCTCTTCGGCTGTAATGTGCTTCACATTATCGGCAATATGAGCGTTAACGGTTGCCCTTTCTGCTTTTGCGGTTAATAAACTATTAAGGTTTTCCACCTCATTAATTGGTATTTGTTCATCTTTCCAACGTAACCAGTTAAACAATGAATAAAACTGTGTTTGTGTTGGCTTGTCTTTGGTTTTAAACCATCCTTTTACTGTATCTATAAATGCCATAATTATCCTCCTATAAATTGAATTGGTATCATTACTATATATGGTGGTAGGTTGTTATGGGGTTGATTACCACCTGTATTGTTTAAGTTTAGACTATGATAATGACCTCCTTCAAGCTCTGTGTTTCGGTCTTTGTAGTCTATCCAGTCGTTATCGGCATCAGTGTCGTTAGAGCCTCGTACTTTTTTTCCTTGATATTCTGAACCACTTGCTGGTTTGCTCGTTGAAGTTCCTTCGGCAAAATAACCATCTCTAAAGCCATGTCTGTGCTGACCTGAATTACTAGTGCTTCCTGTGTGTTTATGCGACGGCATTTCATCAACCGTAAGCGTATGCGTTTTTTCTCCTCCAGTTTTTCCAACTTGGTTAAATTCAGCACTCGTGTCTTTACCGACTATCATTCGCCCTAAAACATTGTCCGTTCCGTTAGTACCGTCGGCGATAAACCAACCTCTTGGCAAATCGTTGTTAGTAACATTACGACCAACCCATTTAATTTCTTTTACAATTGGTTGGTTAGGATAGTAGCGTTTAAAATCTGCCCAAGCAATGGAATTTCCTGAAATACCGAAGGTGGCGTACCTATCGGCATACACTTCTTTTATCTCACCATTTTCAAACTCTACTTCTTGTTTTGTTTCAACAATAACTACTGAAGCTTGTTGAGTTCCTCCTTTAAAAGGCAATAACTCACCGTTAACATATACATGACCATCGGTAATATTTGTACCTTCAGTTTCACAACCGCTTATGATAGTATTATTTCCTGCTAATGCTCCAAAAGCATTAAAAATACCATAAGCAGCTTGCATAAATTCAAGCGTGTTTGTCTCTAAGGGAAAACCTCCTGTTTGTTGAAAATCTGCTCGATTCATTCTCCTATAATTTTATATCTTTTTACTCCTTTTTTAAATTTGCCTATCCAGTTTTCTAATTCAATTTTACTCGACAACAAAGCATTAGGCACGTACACAATAAAGTCAACTCCTGTATCGGCATAATCGGTTCGTTCATGTAAATACATACTACCTAAGTAGTAAGGCTTTTGTTCGGCATTTGTATATATGTACTTTCGTTTGTATTGATTACCATCGCCTATTCTGATTCTTCGGTTTTCGCTATCGAACAAGTCATTTAGGGCTTTACGTAAATAACATACTTGTCCGTTATGATTTAAAATGAACTCGTCTAGCTGCTTTCTTTGCATAAACTCATAGTGCAAATTCGCTACTGGAGCTACTAAGCTTTTTACAAAAGCTATCATCTTAGGTTTTCGTAATTGCATGGCGAGCAATAAGATTGCCCATTTATAAAAATCGATACTATACCACATAGCTTATGTTATCAAAATTTTCAATTTCAAAATACCCGCTTACTGGTATTTGTTTTACGTTAATTACTTGGGGTGTTCCGTGAGTGCCCGAATTGGCATCTAACGAACTACTCTTTACCTCTTGTATATGTGCTATTCGTACACCTTCAACCAACTGTAATTTGTCTACCAAGCTTTGTAACACTAATTCGCCATTAAAGGGCAGTTCTTTCATAAATTCTTGTAAGGCATCTTCTACGGGTTTTCCACCAAATAATTTGGAAGTTCCCGAAGTATATAATACTAGCGGGTCTACATAAATTTTAAGATTTAAGAACAGTTTGTCTGCCAAGTGGTTGATGATGGTGATTCTGTCGCCTGCAAAACCAATTTCTTTGTAATATTCTTTTAAAGAAGCTTCTACTTCGGTGGGTAAGGTTGCTAATTTTTCGTTAACTTCTGTGGCAACTTTTATAACTATTGTTCCTGGTTTATCACCTTCGTTAACAGCAGCGTATTTAATGACTTTTGAGTCTTCAATTTCTTGCTCGGTTGCTGTACCGTTATCGAACTTGTCTCTGTCGGTTATTAAGTCAAATCCGTATTGAAATTCTAACGCCTTTGCACGATACCAAGGCAACGTACCCGCTTTTTGATTGGCAAGTCGGTCATCTACATAAGCACGATGTGCTGTAAAGTATTTACGTAAATCAATAATACAAGATGCCACGATAAAAAATAAGTGCAACCATATAGACACCTTGCTTACACTGGTAAGGTCTTGTAATGCGGTTTCGTTCTCTTTAACCGCTATCATTTGATTTTTTATGTCTTGTATATCGCTCATTTAACTTACTTTAAAATCTATTCCTATTGCCCAACATCCGATACCTTCGCAACCTACTAAGTCGTTAATGTTGTTTGTTGTTAAAGCAGATGCAGGCAGTATTCCGTTTGCTTTGTAGTAGTGAAAAATATCTTCATCACTTATTAGATTACTTGGTATTTCTAGTTCTGCACCTGCTACTAGCTCGTCAGAAGGAGTTAAACTATTTGCCTTTGCTATTTCTAAAGCATTAACTGCATTACCAGTAGTCTGAACAGCTATATCAAATAATGATTGGTTATTAAGTATTGTTACTATCGCCATTGAAAAACCCTTTTAATTTCTTCTTTGTAAAACTCAAAGCACCTCCTGCTTCCTTCCATCCTAAAGCCTCCATGTTTTCCATTAAAGATTTGTATAACTGATAAATAACACCTGCTAAAAACCCCCAATAAAGGATTGAAAAAGGCTTTAAATCGTAACCAAAAAACTCGTGGATTTGAATATGATTAGAAAAAGAATGAAGCATCCAAATAATAGTAATGTAGGTGCCTACTTTTAAAAACATGCGTCCCATCTTTCTACTTTCTACTTTTTGTCCCTTTTTCTTAGCCGCTTCAACACCTGTAAAAAATTCAAAAATATTTAACACAATAAATGCTGAAAAGACTACTAAAGGCACACCCAAGTGATTTTGTAAAAATGTACTGATCAACCCCATAATTGACGACCATGTTACAGCTTGTTTTGAAGCCATAAAACCGAAAGTGCTAGCGACGTATTCTTTAGCATTCATAAATCCAAATCCTTGTAAGTAATAATTAATAGTTTTCATTTGTTCTTAATTGTATTTCTTCTTTCAGTTCGTTGTAGTCTTTATTATCTCTAGCAAACTGAATTTTTAATAGTTGTTGTAATTCGGCTTTTGATATGTTACCATGCAATCTCTTCATTAAATCAGTTCCCAATATTGGATCTTCTTTTAAATCGCCTTTGTTTAATTGTAGTAAAATAGCTACCTCTTGGGTTAAGCTATCTCCTATTACTAAATCGCCGTTAACAATTAGTAAATCTCCATCCTCATCAAGTAATATATCTTTTGCCATTATTGTATTGTTCCTGTTCCTTCTACTGTTTTACCGTCCGAAGTTGTTCCTGTTACATCAGTTTCACGTCCTTGTACAAATTGAGCAATGAGAGAAGCTTGTCCTTTTGCAAATTCCTTTCTTGCTAATTCAGGATCAATATCAGGGTTATTTGAATATTGATCGTATAATTGCTCTAATCCATTTGCTAATTGTTCTTCTGTTATTGCACTCATGTTATGCTTTTAAAATGGTATTTAAACGTTGTTTAATTTCGGTTACCGCTACCTTATTAATTGTGTTTCCTTGTATCACTACGATCTTGTTAACCTCATCAATAAAATCATTTAGCACCTCAATTAAAGTTTCTGTTCCTTTCTTAACTACAAAACCATCCTCTTTGATTATAAATTCGCTTTGGTCGCTTTTATAAGCCATTTCTTCTACAGCTTCAGCTTCTATTAAAAAGGTGGCTACGTCTTTATTTCCAATAACACCTAACAAGCATTTTGTTCCTGGTGTCGGTTTTTTATACACAGAGCCAATACCCAACAACACATCGTAGTACTCTAAATCATCCACCAATGAAACAACGGTCATTGTCTTGGTATTCCAATCAACTTCTTTTACCGTAGCCCAAACCATTTTAGGTTTAACTCCACTTTTTAAATGACCTTTAAACAGCCTTTCAAACTCATCTAATTCTTTCCCCATTATGCTGTTACTTTATCTCCTAGTTTTACATTTCGCCTATATCCTGAGTCTTTATCTACATCAATTATCGTTTCTTCAACATAGTACAAACCTGTACGATCAGGATATTGGTTACTGGTTAACTCTACTTTGTTACCGTGATGTATTACTGGTATTCCATAGCATTTTATAGCTCCTGTAAAACCATCAACTTTGTATTTTTTTAAATCTTCTTTAGCAAGCTTTAACAACTCTGCTTTTAGTTCAATTCCGTAATAAGACAACTGTCTTTCTTCTCCGTTTTCATCTCCAACAATAACCTCTATTTTTGAACCGTTAGACAATGTTGAAACTGCGTTTATTCGTATAATTACATCCTCTTTACTTTTGTAATTCAAATCGTTGTTTACCACATTCTTCTGAAGGTTTAACTTTATCGGCACTTCGTTTGTATCATCAGAATATACTTTACCACACACCAATTTTTCACCTTTCATATAGCTGTACAAACTATACTCATCTTTTAAATACTCTAACACCTTTGCTACGGTTGTTTTGGCAAAACGTTGTGTGCCAATTTCAACCTCTAAAGCATCTACTTTATAACCAGGAATAATTTTTTCGAGTAATTCCTGTAAACTCGTTTTTTTTATACTGAGGTTAACTGGTATCTTTTTTAATTGATACATTTCATCTTCACACTTTATTCGTATTGGTACATCTGCTGATACATGTGTGATGTACCCTGAAAACTCTTTGGTAAAAACACCGTTATAACCTAACTCAATTAGTACTGGATCTCCTTTTTTAAATGTTTCCTTAACCTCGTAAAATGTTACTCTACGTTTACCACTTTCAAAATAAATGGCTTTACGTGGTAATGTAATTTCTGCTGTATCGGTTAATCGTTTCCAACTACTTTCAATGTGTACACTTTCTATTTTTTTTAAAACCAATTCGCTACGTGTGTCTGTTGCAGGAAAGGTTATTTTTACCACAATTGCTAAAACCATTACAAATTCAATTCTAAAGGTTCGTCACTTGTACATCTTAAATGAAAAGGAATAACACCTGGTTTACCTTTTAATTGACTAAAAGAAATATCTTCTATAACTATATTGGAAATATCTAGGTCATTAAACAAATCTCCTACAACCTGAATACTATCAACTATCTCATCAAATTCCTTTAACTTAATTTTTTGATCTACTGCTGTCTTTGCGATTGCATGACTTGGATCTGCTAAACACAAACCTCTTACATCAATATTCCAATCATTAAAACCAAATATCTCTTTTACACTACCTTGTGAAGCTCTTGCTAAAGTTTTGGTAATAACTTTAGGTCTTCTAAAGCTTAACAAAGTGGCAGCAGGCAGCTCAAAATCTTCATAGTTTTTAAGCATTACATCTCCTTGCTTATCAAACACCTGGTACTTTTTCCCTTTAAACACAACAGGGTAAATTATTGGCGTACCTAAATAACTCATTCGAGAAGCTTCAGCTACATCTTCTACCAATTCAAGACCTGTATAATTAAAGTTTGATCCTTTTGGTTTTTCATCAATACCATCTACTTTATAAGCTGCGATATTTTTTATACCAAAAGCGACATCAAATAATTGTGCTACATTGTATTGTTTCATTAATCTAGTGCAATTACAGCGTCTCTTAAACGATCGTTAATTTTTCCTACAACAACATCAACCACCTCTTCAACACTTTCTCGCCAGTTACCTGGTTGCATGTTAAAGTTGTTTTTAATATCTAAGTTCATGGTAATTGTTTTACCTGAACCACCTCCACTAATTCCTTGTGCTTGAGCGTTTGCTATACCTCCTCCTGTTGGTTTAAATAACAAACCGTCTGTACTTCCACTTGGTGTTAAACCAGGAACAGGTGAGTTTGGATCTGTTGGTTTTACATTTACATCTACTTCGGCTTTTGTATCATCACCAAAACCAAAAAACTCCTTAATTTTACCAAACACCTTTTTAATCTTTTCCCAAAAACCTAAAACCAAACCTTTTACATACTCAAATATTTGAGCAACCTTTGCTTTGAATCCTGGAAATATTTTATCTACTAAATTGAGAATGAATCTAAACGGTGATATTTTCCAAACAAACTTTGTAAAGTTCCATATAGCAGCTTTTATTTTATCCCAATACTTAATCATCAAAGCAATAGCACCAACAGCTGCTGCAATACCTAAAACAATTAATCCTATTGGATTTGCATTTAAAGCAATATTTAACCCCCATTGAGCTGCGGTTGCAGTTACCAAACCAACTAAAAACGACCCTAATAAATGAGCTCCTACTAAAGCATAACCAACCGCTTGACCTGCCAACTGCATTGAAACTTTCCAAAGAGATTTTAAAAAGCCTAATGTTGCCAAACCTGCTTTTGCCATCGAAGCTGTAAACACGTTAGAACTTAACGAAGCCTTTAATAGGTTTAAATACATTGCTTTCATTCGCAAGCTCACTAAAGAAACTGCTGTAGCTGTAAATAATAAACCTCCTACTAAAGCCCCAGTTATTACAATAAACCTCGTTAGTACTGGATGCGATTCTGCAAATGAGTTAACAAATTGTAATACTTTTGTAGCACCAACAACCAAGGCGTTAAACAAAGGAGCTAAAGACACAAAAGTTGCATCCATTGTATTGCTAAAGGTGTTTCTAAACAATTGCAGTTTTGCCTGAGTAGTATTACTCATTGCATTAAAAGCAGCCTGAACAGATCCTGTTGCTTTATTAATACTTTGAGTATTAGAACCCCATTGTTCAGAGAGTTCACCTCCTAAACCAATAACTAACTTTATTGCTTCTTGTGATCCGAATAGCTTTCCTATAATGTCCTGCTGTGTTTGCCCTGTTTTCTCTGAAAAAGCTTTAATACGTGGCATTAACACATCAATGTAATTTTTTAAACCTCCTGATTTTTTTACTACATCTGCATTAAAAGCTACACCTAATTGTTTAGCCATTTTTACAGCTTCCGCCCCTGGTTTAGAAATTGCTGCTAAAACTGCGTTTAATTGCGTACCTACTTCGGCAGGTTTCCCCATTACACCCGAAGCGGTTGCAAAAACAGATAGTAACTCACTTTGTTTAACTCCTAAATCAGCTGAGACAGCAGAAACACGAGGTAATGCAGAGGCTAAAGCTTCTAAGCTTGGTATTTGCCCTAGTTCTAAGGTTTTTTGAAACTGATCCTGAATAACTCCTGCACGTTCCCACTCATCACCATACGCTTTAATTAATGATGCTGTTGTTGAAACTACTAAACCAACGTCTGCTGTTCCTGCATAGGCTGCTTTAGTACTATCATTTAAAAATGTTATCCAGTTGTCTTTAGGTACACTTGCAGAAATAGACTCGAATAAACCATCTGCTAATTCTGTTTTTAGTTTAGGCACCTCTTCTGCAATCTTTCGTATTTGAGAAGAATATCCTGCTAATTCAACCTGCCCAACTTTTGCCATAGTATTAGCTCTTGCCATACCTTGCTCAAATTGAACCGACCCCATACTTAAAGCACCAAAAGCCACCGCAGCAATACTCATGTTTTTAAGCCTACCAGTTAAAACATCGCTTCTTTTATTAACACGATCTAACAGTCTTTCAACACCTGCAACAGAACGTTGAGAAAGCTTTGCAAACCTGTCGATGTTTTTCAACGGTGCAGAAACTCTATCAATTAGCTCTAATATCCACGCTGTTTTTGTACTACTCATTACTTTGTGCTCTATTAATTGCCTCCATTACTTCGGAGGCGACTACTCTTAATGCGCTTTTAAATACGGTTTCAAGGTTTTTTAAACGCAGGTCATTCGTAAACAAATACTCATTGTATAACCTTGTCCATTCTTGGTCTGTTAACTCTAAGGGATCAATGCTGTAATTTCTATGTATCACAGCATTGATTTGTTGAATCCAACTTACTTGGTCTTCAAGGGATAGTGAATTTTGTGTTATAAGTTTTTGGAGATCACTCGCTTTTTCTCCATTAACTTTCCCAACTCTTCAAGTACAGTAGTGTACACTTGTGTATCTCCTACCTCTGTGTCCAGGTACTTCATATCACCACCTAACACACAGTTTTTCACCAATAAATCGTTGATTTTTTCTATATCTTGTTCCTTTGCATATAAAGTAATTGCACTTAATACATTACGAGTTGGTTTGCAAATGATAAAACAAGCCTTTTCTCCTTGTCCTGATAAATCTTCATCATCTAAAGGAATCTCAATACGTTTTAAACCACTTTTGGTTTGCTTCCATTTAGTGATATCTTCTTTTGTTATTTGCCCTATGGTTTGAAATTTCTGACTCATTATACGTTCCAGTCTATATGTGAGGTTAATAAATTATGATCGGTTGCAATGCTCTTATCACCTTGCTTTACATCAACTCCGTTGTTTTTAAATCGGCAGTTGTGAATTACATCTTTGTAAATTGCACCTTCATAATCATAGGTAACAATTATTGAAAAAGGATCAATATCTTGAATACGCTTACCTCTTGGTAATGATGCTTGAATTGCTAAACGCTCTTCAATGGTTAACTCAATAGAAGCACTTGGTTTGTAATTACCATCGCTATGACCTATTGGCATACTTCCTGCTCCATATTCATTCTCCATTTCAACTTCATCGTTGTAAGCAACTTTACGAATGCCTACTACATCACGACCAAGTAAACGACAGGTAACAGAGTTCCAACCTGCTAATTTTCCGAATTTGTTAATTATTGTTGTATTCATTGTTATTGTAGTTTACTAGTTAATCCTAAGTCGAAACTCATTTCGTGAATAATATCATTAAACACTACTTGACCTTTTACGTTTAAAGGTGTACCATCTGACAAATTCTGCTCAGGATTTATGTAAATTGATTTACCACTAATTTCTTCCGAAGAAACCATAACATCTAAAGCGTTTTCAGCTAAAACCTCCAACTCTTTCGCTTCAATTTCTCTGATAAAACCAGTTTCAGGATCTTTTAAAAGGTTCGACTTAACTCTTGGCAACAAAGCAATACGTGCTAATGATGCTGCTTTATCCCACACACGATTGTTTTCAATTCGAGAATAATCAGACGAACGCTCAACGCAAGTGTGCGAATCACTAAAGAAATACCCTGCATATCCATTGTAATTGGTAATGTAGATATATCCCCTATCGTCCAATGTTTGATACTCTGTTTGGGTAAGTGTTCCTGCATCTTTACCATCTTGTAAAAAGGCAGTTACAAAACGCTTTCTAACAGCATCAGTTAACGAATACACCGTTAAACCTCTTGCTGTATTAGGTTTCCTTTCTATATCTAGCGACCCAAGGTTTTCGTTTACCTTGCGTACTGATATACCTCCTAGTGCTGTACCAATAGCAGCATAATTAGTATAAGCTGCTTTTAAGTTTCTTATAATTGGATCTTGCCCAATTACAATAGATACATTTGGAGAATTGTAGGTGCGTGTATCAGGATATGCAGATAGTAAGGTTGCATTATCAAAAACACCTCCTTCAATCAATACCGATGAAATGTCACGAGATTCTAATCTTAAATCATCTACGATTGTTTGATACTTAGACGCTAGTACCTGCATATCAACAGGCGCAACAGCATCGTTACGAACAACTCCTAAATTTGTAATTGTTGGATTGGCTTTAAGAGCGGTTTTAAGTTCTGCATCAGTTAAACTACCGTCATCTAAAATAACAAACAGATTACCGTTTGGGTTAACACGAAAAAACTCATCAACATGATGATGTGCTAAAATGCTATTGGTATCATCGTAAGAAGGAGTAATACCTAAAGCTTCTGCATCTGCTAATGATAGTAATTCTTTAGCTGTTTTCAAAGCTAATGAAGTAGCTGCTACCGCAGAGCCAATAACCAATAAACATACACCGTCATCTGATGCAGCTTTACGACCTAAACCGCCGTTTAACTTATTAATAGTTACTCCGTTTCTTCCCATTATTCAGATACTTTAGCGCTTAACACTTCGTTTATTTTGTCTTTTAAAACAGCTTTTGTGTCCTCTTCAACAAACTCAATTCCTAGTTCTGTTGCTTTCTCTTGCAACTCAACTTTATTCATCTGACCAATAGATTTTTCTTCTTTTTGATCTTCTGATGTGTCTTTAGTTACAGTATTGTTTTGGTTCAATACGGTAACCACTTCTAACTTCTTTTTTGATTTACTCGTGTTTGCGTGTAAATTCGCTGCGTTTTCACTTAAAAAACCATAACCACCGCATACAAATACTTTGGTTGCTTTTGGGTTTTTTTCAAAAACTTCAGCTGCTATTTCTTTTGGGCTTTTTTTTGCCATGCTAAATGATTTTTTTAATTTTTAATACAATTCCAAAACCCAGTAATAAAATTACTACACCTCCAACCCATGCAAGAAGTTGAATATGTTTTGGTGTATATCTTACTGGTATAGTAACTGTGGTTTGCTCTTGAGTTTTTTTTGAACGATAGGTTTCAATAAGTTTGTCTTTAATTGCTATCTGCTTTTCCAACTCATCAGCGTTGCACTTTGTTTCTATGCTATTTCCAACACGTTTAATTGAGGTTCTTACTCGTTTAGACTTTTTTACAATAGGCTTTTCAGTAATATCACTAATAGGTATATTTATACTAATGCTATCAGCAGAAATAGTAACAATGGTATCTCTAGGCATTAGCGTAGTTTTTACACTCACACTATCTTTAACCTGTACTTCTTTTGTAACTATCTCTGTTGGCTTACACGACTGTAAAAGCACCAACACTATTAACAATAACTTTTTAAACATCTTTGTACTCTTCTTTAGCGTCAAAACAAGGACACTGTTTAATAAATTCAAATGGCTCTATAACACCATTGTTATTTAAGTCTGTTGAGAAATCTCTATGTCCTAAAATTTCAGCTTTAGGGTACTTTTCTTTTAACTCGTATAGTAAACAGCTTAGTGAGGTTTTTTGTTCCTCAGTCCTAGTGTCTTTAGGTGCTAACTCTTCAGAAAGACCTCCAACATAAACAACACCAATGCTATTACGATTGAAGCCTTTTACATGCGCTCCTACTTTCCAGTCTGGTCGACCTTTTTCTATGGTTCCGTCTAACTTAACTACATAGTGATAACCAATACCTGACCAACCTCGTTGCAAGTGCCAGTTATTAATATCATTAGCATCAAAATCAACACCTTCTTTGGTTGCAGTACTATGAATTACTATGTGCTTTATTGTTCTCATAAATAACCCCCGTAAGGGAGCTGCCTACTTGCAATAAGTAGCGCAGCCTCTTATAATTCAAATAAATAACTAGACAACAGTTCCTGACACGATTGCACCTTGACCTACTAAACTTGTAGGAATAGCAATGAAGTATAATCTAAAACCTACTACAGTTTCTCTGTTTTCAGGGTTATCCTCAGCTTTACTCATGTATCTTTTTACTGTACCACGAGCCTTAGCTGTGCGTTGCGCTAAAAAGAATACAGATGCTGCCTTACCTGTGGTTACAGAGCCAAAAGGAATTTTATCTAAAGACCCATCATATTCAGGAGAGTAGATATCTTCATACAATTCAAATCCACAATAATTTGATGTAATTGCACCATCTTTATGGTTTTGATATTGAACGTTTAACGCTTTATCTTCTAATAACAAGTCAGCAACATGATCAGCAGACAATACTAATACACGTCCCTTTTTAGGTATCTTTAATTTGTCTAACTTGTTTTTAAAAGTTACCAAGTCTTTATAAATTAATCGCTTTCTACCAGTTCCGTCATCTGCTCCTGTAGTTTCAATAATTGGCGTCTGTGCTGTATTAGCCATTGGAGCTAATGAGTGTAATGCATGTGATTGTGTTTCCTCTTCTAAGGTTTCACGATGTTGTTGTTGTACACTTCCTGGTTTATCATACGGTAATCCATACAGCTCGTCATCTGTAATTTTTGTATTGGTAGTATCATACTTAAACAATGAAATTGCTGTACTAGTATCAGTACGTTGTGATACCGCAATAGGATATGTATTGTTATCAATTAAAACTTCAGGATCTGCTCCAATATCGTTTAACTTAATAACATCGTTACCAACCCATTGATTTTTGCTTGGTACACGTTCCAACCAAGTACCACTATGGCGAAAGTGTTTAATTAACTCACGTTCTGCCAATTCTTTTTTGGCTACTGCTGCAAATGCAATCGTTGGCGAATTGGTTTTAACCAAGTCTAAAGTAGTGGCTACAGTTCCAACATCTGTTCCTGATGAAAAAGCAGAAAAAGCTGCTCCAAAAGTCACTACTACTAGTAAAAATTTTAATAATCGTTTCATGTTCTATTTTTGGTTTTAAATCGTTTTTAAAAATTGCTTAAACACACATTAAAAAGCTCTTAGTCTTCTTGGTAATGAGCGTCAATTAATGCTTTTTGTGTTTCTTCAGGTAGCTTTTCAAATGCAGCTGCATCTTTAGCTTGATAATCTGCAAAAGTCCAAGCATTACGGTTTTCTGCCCCTTGTGAACCAGGAGTAATTTGTGCTGAAATAGCATCAATAGGCTTTAATGATTCTATAGCAGCTTTAGCGGCATCATAATTAGCCTCTGCCATTGTTTGCCATGAGGTTCTTTGTTCAGCTGTAATACGCTTATCTTTTTCAGCAGTATCTAACAAAGCTTTAATGTTAGCAGCTTTTTCTGCTTTTTCTCTATCAGCACTTGCTTGTACTAAACCTTGAGCAGTAGCTGCATCTTTTTGAAGTTGATCTAGTTTTGCATCAACCTCGGCTTGGGTTGCTGTAGATGGTAAACCCAACTTTACAGCTAATACACTTAATTCCATATTCTTAATTTCTGTTTTGTTCGTAATTTGTGGCGGGTTTGGTGCTCCGCAGGCAGCAATTAAGGAAGCATCTGCTGCCGATAGTTTTACTTTTTTCTTAACTGAAGTAATAAAGCCTTGTTTTTGTGCTTGATCAGCAGATAGCCAAACATCACCTTTTACCCAATTCTCTTCAATTTGATCTTCTGAATGAATTGTTTGTTCTGCATACGTTTTTCGGTAATCAGATGTTAAACTTTTAAGTAATTCAAGTTTAGAAGCCACTTCATCCTCATTCCCTTCAATTCTACCAAAAGGTTTATGATACATATACTTACCGTTGGCAGGCATTTCAAAAGTTTTACATTTAGAGGCTATGTAAGTTCCTGCTGATGCTACTAAAGCTCCTCCTTCTCCTGTAACTTCTCCCTCAAATGAATCTATAATATTTCCTATTTCATTCGCTTCAAAAACATCTCCACCAGGAGTATTCAAATAAAGGTGTACATTTTTAGAACCTTGTTTTTGCACTTTTTCAACCTCCGATCTAAACCATTGAGAATTGTTGTGGAAGTTATATATAGCACCTACAATAGAAATATTAGCCGTGTCTCCTTTTGCTTCAACTGTAAGCTTTAAAGGATATGTTTCTGCCAACACCTGTAGTGCTTCTATGGTAGAAAATGCTGCGTAAAAACCCTGTGGTTGTTTCATATTCATACCGCAAAATTGCAGGGTTATAGGTGTTTATAAAAATTGGCAAAACACAATAATCACTATTTATTACCATCATAGTACAGTCAAACTACCACCGTAGTACTTTCATTTAGAACTCACAAAGAATTACTACAATTTTGTACCATTATTATGGCAAAAATAGAAGAGAGAAGAACCGCAAAAGAGTTGTATATAAAAGGGCTAACTCAAAAAGAAATAGCGTCTATTGTAAAAGTGCAAGAGAAGACTATTAGTGACTGGGTAAAAAAATTTGGTTGGAAAGAAGAGCGTGACGCTCGTTTTAACTCCACAAAAAACCAAATTACACATACCAAGAAACTAATATCTGAACTTACACAACGCCGTATGGACATCATAAGAGAGATGGACAAGGCAACAGAGAACAATGACCTTGAAGAAAAAGAGCGGTTACAGAAAGAATCAGCTCGTATTTCTGCTGAAGTAGCCAATTACAACAAAACATTACAAAATCTTGACAAAGAAAACCGTGTAACACTTTCTATTTATATAGATGTGATGCAGAGTATTTTTAATGCACTTCAAAAACATGATGTAAAACTTTACATGAAGTGCCTAACTTTTCAAGAGGAGCATTTAACTGAGATTAGTTTAAAACTAGGATAATGATTAAACAACGTTTAAATAGAATTAAAACCCGCTTTAAAATAGCAGTAAGTAATTTAAAAAATTGGTGGAGTTTTAGAAAAAGAATACTGCAATTATGGTGGGCAGATGCTCCAAAAAGACAAATAGACTTAGAAAAAGGAGCGTACTATTTAAAAAAAGGCACTGTTTTACAGGTTGGACAACCAGTAAAATACAAAGATAACAAAGGAATAATTCGTACTAAGTACATTAAAAACCTTACCTACAATTATCGTCAAAATAAAGTACAACACTTTTTTTCAATTTACCCAATAAAAGGTTTATCAGAACAATTTGAAAAGAGAAGATAAAATAGCGTTACTTAGATATCAGGAAAAATTAAAACTGATACGTAGTTCTGGCGGTACTATTGACCCAAACGAAAGTATAGCCGATAAAAAAGCACGTATTGCTCGTGCTAAAAAAGACGTGCGCTTTTTAGTGAAACATTACTTTCCTCATTATGCTACTTCTGAGTGTGCCGATTTTCAAGTTAAGTCTGCTGAAAAAACGTTAAAAGATCCTTTAGATAAAAACTTTGATGAATGGGGTCGTGGTTTAGCGAAATCTGTTTGGGATGATATTATTAAACCTTTTTGGTTGTGGATAAACGACCAAGCTCATTACATGGTAATTGTTACCACCAGTAAAGACCGTGCGGAGGAATTACTCGAAGATTTAAAAGCAGAGTTTGAAGCCAATGAGCGTATTATAAACGACTTTGGCGAGCAAAAGAATTTAGGACAATGGGAAAAAGGTTTTTTTATTACAAAAAGTGGTTTTATTGGTAAAGCTTTAGGAGCAGGACAATCGGTACGTGGTTTACGTGTAAAAAATCAACGTCCTGATTATATCGTAGTAGATGACTTAGAAACTAAAGAAACTATTGCAAACCCTAAACGTCAAAAAAAACTAGCCGATTGGATTGAACGTGATTTAATACCAACCATGGACGGTAATATCCGCCGTTTTCAATACGCAAATAATCGCTTTGCTCCAGTAATGATACAAACCATTTTACAAGGCAGGCATCCTAATTGGCGTGTTACACATGTAAAAGCGTTTGATCCTGTTACCTATCTACCTACTTGGAAAGAAAAGTACCATGACACTTACTATAAAGAGCTATGTGATGAAATTGGATTGTTAGCAGCTTTAGCAGAGTACAATAACGAACCCCATATTGAAGGTGAAATATTTAAAGAAGAACATATACAATGGGGAAAACTTCCAAGACTTGATCATCTTAAAATTATTATAGGTCATTGGGATGTTGCTTTCGCAGGTTCAGCTACTTCTGATTTTAATGCTGTTAAAGTATGGGGATTAAAAGATACTGACTTTTGGCAAATAGATTGTTTTGTAAAACGTAGTAAAATGCGTGCTCCTATCGAATGGATGTGTCAATTTCAACTAGCTTTACCTAAAAACGTTATTGTTCATTGGCGATTTGAAGCACAGTTTTGGAACGATGAAATAGAGCGTACTATTGCCGAAGTTGAGGCAATGTATGGCATTAAACTAAACATCATTAAAGTAACTATTCCTAAAGTAAAAAAGTACGACCGAATGTTAACGATGCATCCATACTATCAAAACGGACGTATTTATTACAATGAGAAAAAGAAAAGCCACAACGATACATTGGTTGGTATTTCTCAATTGTTTGGTTTAGAACCTGGTTACAAAACGAACGATGACTCACCCGATGCAGACGAACAATGTATAACTGAATTAAGTAAATACGTGTATTCAAGCCGAACAGCTAGCAAGCCTTTAACTGGTAAATACCAAAGAAAACAACATTTTTAAAATGGCATATAAATTTTTAATAGTAGCAGATCTGCAATCACATATAATAGATCAGTTTTTAACTGAACGTAATGCAGAACCGCAAACAGCAATTTTAGAGGATTTAGAACTGCAAAACATCGCGATTATAAAAACCAAACTTAAAGGTAGGTTTGATGTAGATGCCATTTTTAACGCCACTGGTAGCGAACGTCATTATCTAATAATTCGTATCCTAGTTAAATTGGTTTTATACGATTTTATTAGACGTAATGCAGCTCGTAAAGTTCCTACAGATTATGTAAAAGAATGGGAATGGGCAATGGCTACACTTGAAAAAATTAAGGCAGGTAAAGAAGTACCTGACGGCTTACCTGTACCAACAGACGAAAATGGAGAAACTGTAAACAGAGTGATTTACGGTAATAACAAAAACACAGATTACTACTTATAACATGGGCTTTAAAGATAAATTAATTGACAAACTTCTAACGTATGTTCCTGACGGAAAGGTACGTACTGAAGCTGCTATTCGTAGCGAAAAAAAAGGATCTAAAATTCCTAGTGGCGAAATTAAAAGAAGTTCAAATCTTTTTACTCCAAAAACCATTAAAGATTGGAACAATGCCATTGCAATTGCCACTGATGCAGAAAACCCTGATTTTTCATCTTGGGCAGAAATGATCAGAACATTACTATTAGATAGTCATGTAGTTTCTGTTATTGAAAATCGTATTTATCGTGTGTTACGATCTAACTATGTATTCGTAAATGATAAAGGCGATGAAATACCTGAGTTAAAATCTATGTTTGAACGCCCATGGTTTGAAGAATTTACAAAACAAACGCTTTGGTATTTGTTTACTGGAGTAAAGGTTATTGAACTTTTTGAAGTTGATGAAACATTAGAACTGCAAAAAGTAACTGCCATACCATTGGAGCATATCAACCCCAAAAAAGGATTGATTTTAAAAGAACCAGGAGATGAAAAAGGTTGGGACTATCGTAGCGGGGTATTGGCTGATTATTACTTACAAATTGGAGAAGATAGAGACTTGGGAATTTTAGCAGATGTAGCTCCGTTAATTTTAGCTAAAAAGCAAGCAATGGGTGCATGGCTAGACTTTATAGAAAAGTTTGGTATTCCGCCGAGGTTTGTTACCACCGACAACATGACTGAAGAACGTTCTAATGAATTGTTAGAAATGATGCTGGCGATGATAAACAATCACGTTGCGGTATTAAAAGGTGGTGAAAAAATTGAGATAGGCGATGTACCTCGTACCGATACGCACAAAGTATTTGATGAAATGATTAAACGTTTAAACTCTGAAATCTCAAAACGAATTTTAGGGCAAGACGGTACTTCAGACAACAAAGATGCAAGCGGAACTTATGGAAGTATTAAAGTACTGCAAGATGTAGCCAATGATAGACACGAAAGCGACAAGTTATTTTTACAATTTGTCGTTAACAAACACTTACTACCTCGTTTACTTAAATTGAGTAGCTTTTACACTCCGTTACAAAATGTGCGTTTTGATTGGGACGATACCGAAGAAATGGAAAAAGGCGTGTTAATTGACAAGGCAGTAGCATTAACAAATGCAGGTTTTACTCTTGACTTTGAAGTATTGGCTAGTAAAACAGGAATGCCAATTACAGGATTTCAAGCTCCTACTGGAGTAAGCAAAGAGGGAGAAGAAACCAATAAAAAAAAAAGTCAATAACTAACACCCAAGCCATCAATGCGTATTATACTAATCAGCATGTTTGTGGTAATGACACTCAAATTTCAATTGAAGCCATCGACCTTAGTACCTGGTCCAAATTAATTGATGACATTGCCAAAAAATTACACAATGGTAAACTAAAACCTAGCGATTTACACCCTGAGTTAATTACTAAAACCTATAACGAATTAGAAAAAGGTGCTGCCAATGGTTATGGTAAAAAGTGGTTAACTATGGATGCTGTAAACTCTAAAACAGTTCAGCAACTTAAACAAAATCTGTATCAATTTTCAGGGGCTAAAACCTATCAACAGTTGGCTGAAATGAATAACTTGTTAGTTGATGAAAAAGGTAAAATAAGATCATTTAACGAGTTTAAAAGAAAGGTAGAAGTTGTACATAAAAAATACAACCAAAACTATTTACAAGCTGAATACCAAACTGCAAAACGTTCTGCTCAAGCAGCTCGTGACTGGAAAGGTTATGAAGAAAACCAGGACTTATTTCCGAACTTAAAATATATGACCGTAGAAGATGCTAGAGTTCGCCACGATCACGATAAACTTCACGGTGTTGTAAAACCTGTAAATGATCCGTTTTGGAACACCCACTATCCGCCTAACGGTTGGCGTTGTCGTTGTTACGTAAAACCAACAACAGAAACTGTTACAGCTTATAAAACAACCACACAACCCGACGAAGGTTTTGGTTTTAATGTTGGTAAAGTTAACCAGGTATTTGATGAAAATGAGCATCCGTATTTTACCTTTCCTAAAAATGAAGAAAAGGACATTGTAAAAGCTTTTGAAAACTTTAAACTGATCGCACCGTATGGTAAAGCTCGTTATACAGCTAACAACGCAGCTAAAGTTTATGTACATCCTTTTGCAGATGCAAATCCAAGAGAATTAATAGGAAACTACAAAGTAGCTATTAAAATAGCAGATGAACTAGGTAAAACAGTCAAATTAACACCGCATGTTTTTCTTAAAGAAAAAAAGAATGCCGAGTATTTAATTAATAACAAAATTGCCGACCGTAAATCACCTGAAGGAAATCGTTTGCGTAAAATACTAACTAAAGCAAAAGAACAAAATGTAGAAGTCCTAGTAATTGATTTACAAAACAGTGCTAGAGATTTTAAAAGTATTTTAAATGAGCTTGCAGGTAGGTTTAAAAATGCTGAAAACTATAAAAGTATAAAAGAGGTTATTTTGATAAGTAAAAACCGAAAAGAGGTAAAACATTACTTGAGAAAAGACATAAAAAAAAGTAAAGATTAAAAACCTTTACTTAAACGTACTACAAGGACAAAGCCGAGAAGCGTTATAATGCAAATATACTAAAAATGAGTAAAATAAACCAAACACCCGATTTTAAATCATTAGCTAACGATTTAAAGAAAAACGTAGTTCGTTACGCAAGTGTTACAGGTGTTAATTTTTTTAAAGACAGCTTTCAAAACCAAGGTTTCACAAATGATGCTTTTGAGCCATGGCAACAAAGAGCAAACGATTTAGATCCTGGAAGAAAGGTTTTAATTAAATCAGCATTTTTAATGAACTCTATTCAAGTATTTGATGCAAATGAAAAGCGAATTGTTTTTGGTTCAGATGCTGAACATGCAGAAATACACAACAATGGCGGTACTTTAAAAATTACTTTAACCCCAAGAGCTCGTCGTTATTTTTGGTTTATGCTAAAGGTTACAGGCAATAGCATGTGGAAAGCTTTAGCCTTAACAAAAAAGGAAACCATAAGTATAAATATACCTAAAAGGCAATTTTTAGGACACTCTAACACACTTTTAAACCAATTGGATAATTGGGTTTTAAACGAGATTGAAAAACGATTTAAACAACTATAAAATGGAATTACAAGGTTGGCACAAATTATACCAGGAACTAGCAAAAAAATTAACCGACAACATCCCCGAAATTAATTGGGTAGATTTATGGCATAATCAAGTTGGTTTTTTAGTAGAAGAACATCCATTCCCAACTCCTGCATTATTTTTACGTTTTCGCATTTTAAATACTGAAGATTTAAGCGAACATGTACAAAGGGCAAATGTACAGGTTGATATTTTTTACTTTTACGAAACGTTTTTAGATACATACCAGGGCGCTTATAACGAAGCAGATGCTTTAACTTACTTAGAAACAATATCTAATATTCACGCTATACTTCATGCCTCTTCAGGTACTCATTATGCTGAAATGCGAAGAACGGGGTTTGGAGCAGTTGATACAGGATCTAGCGGTAATCTTTATTTACAAAGCTTTGCTTGTAGTGTGGTAGATAATAGCGCACAAATAAATTACAATGAAGCTACTCCTGGAGATGTAATTGTTGACAAAGGAACTAAACCAATAGCGAATGAAGAACCGCTATATATTATACCTAATTAACTCGGTGAAATAAAATATTTTCGATGGTTTTAGGCGACAAGTAATACTTTTCGCCTAATTTCATATAAATATATGCTAAAGAGTAAATTGGCACACCTTGATAAGTTTTGGTTTGCCATTTGTTATGGAATTCGTTTCTTATATCCTCTCTCTTGCGTTTTATTAAGTCGGGGTTGCTTGCCATTATAACAAAAATAATATTCAACCCAATACAAGTCAAGGAAATACTAAAAAACTGTAAGAGGATTTATTAACCAGGTTAAATAATCTTGCGCCAACTCACAACGCACTTTTAACTGAGTTGTTTTTTTAACGTTAGCAGCATCTAAATAAGTAGCATTAACCGTTACAATAGCTATTTCTTTACTTATTTTCTCTACGTTAACAATTTGTATTCCTGTAAAGTTTTTAAACTCAAAAAAGCCCTTTAAACTATTTTCGTTGTACGAATTTACTGTCCTTTGCTTTAATGTATTCCAATCTTTATTATTAATAGCGTGGTAGTAATCTAAAACATAATTATCAGGCGTATGATAATCAGTGGTTTTTTTCTGAACAGTAGTAACTTCTGGAATAGCTACTACCTTTGATGTAGTAGTATTAACAGCCTCTTTATTATTACCTACAATACTAAATATTATATAGACTCCTACTACAAGTAGTAAAACAGCAATAACTTTTTGATTTTTAGGAAGGTTTTGTACCTCTTGGTTATTCATATTATATTTTTCTCCAAATATAACAAATAAAAAAGCCACTCGATTAAAAGTGGCTTTCATTTGGATTTAGGTTATTTGGTTGTAATTGGTTTCATACCATTCTCGTAACTGTATTTTACTTTTCTAAAAACTCCTTTTTAAACTTAGTTTCAAACTCAAACTTTCCTAAATCGCCTATTGCTTCAGTCACATTATCATAACCTATACTAACAGCAAATTCAGTTAGTTGCTCATGTTTATCAGTAGAATTTATAGTAGCTCTAAATTTTTTCTCACTTAATAAACTCGGAGGAGCTACTTTTCCTTTTGATAGTTTAAATACTTGTAATTGTAAGGATGCGTTTTTAGTTATTGCTGTGCTTACATCTACAATTGCTTTTGCTTTAGATACTGAAACATCTCCTGAGTTTAAACCTTTAAGAGTATCAAAAAGTACATCGTTAAGTCCTTCTATATTATTTTTCATTTTTAATGGTGTATTTATTTATTTTTCTAATTAAGTTTTGAGTCTCTTTAAATTCTGAAGCCACCCTGTTTTTTGAATTTCTTGCGGACAGTTCTGCGTTAGTAAGAAGTATTAAATCATTAATCGTATAATTAATTCTATCACTTCCATTGATAACGACATTCATTCCTGGAGGAATAGTTCCTTTATGTTTTTTCCATAACCATCGATTATAATGTACAAACCCTGTTTTCGTTTTTATAACTACAAAAGGAAGGTTGCTATCAGAAGTAAACCATACTCTTTTGTCTCCCTTTTTTGCTTGTCCTGTTGTTCCCCAACGTTTCTTTGCACACTCACTCCATCTGCCCATAGCTTTATTACGCTTAAAAATGTTCTTTTTTTGTGCTATCGTTCTTTTAAGCTTTAGGTATCGTCGCTTCTTTTCAATATGCTTTTTAGTCCAACCTTTTGGTTTGTGCCATTTCACTTCGAATATTTCCGCCAATTCAGTATCTCCAAACAACTTGTAATTATCTTTAAGAAATTGCACTTGTTCTTTTGTCCAGTATTGCAACTCCATTCTTTTAAGCCCTAAAGAATACAACTCCATTCTTACACGTGTTAATTTTAAACCTAAAGCATCAGCTAATTGTCGGTTAGTCATCGAACCATAGTTATTACGTAAAAACTGATGTTGTTTTGGTGTGAAAATTATTTTATTAATTGGATTAGGCATATTAACTTAGCTACAGGTTTTTAGTTATCTAAATATTCATCAGAAGCTAAATAATTAGCTATATCAACTTTAGCAACTGCTTCTGACGTTGCTAAAAACCTTGTCATAAACTTCAATAGAATTTCTGCCTCATTAAAGCTTTGCAATTCTGCATATAACCTTTGACAAGCAATTTGATATAAATTCTTTTGAATTTCATCTGTCTCGTGTTGTTCCAAGTCTCCGCTTGTAATATTAATCCAGTCAGCAAATCCTGCTTCCTGTGCTAACTCGTCTAATAATTCTGATAAATCTTTCATATTCGTTTATTTACTGTTTCTTTAGTTGTATTAATTCTGTTATTAGCTTATCAATTTTTTTCTCTCTATCATCTAGATCATTAATCAATTCAATAGCTAGCTTTTCGGTTATTTTTATTTTTTTGCGTAGGTAAAAGCTATATATTGTCAATACGATGATAGTTACATAAAGTATTACTCTTTCGATTTTACTCATATCTAAATTATTACTGTTTAAAAATTCTTACTTAATATTTCACCTAAATGAATGACATAAACTTTTTGTAAAGGCGCACCCCATCGAGGTAAGCCTATTCCCTCAAAAACATACAAACATTTTACCACCATCTGCCTTCTATCTTTAGCATAACCATTTGAAAAAGTTATCGTGTCGAAGTTTTGTGAATAGAGTCTTTTTTCCCAATAAGGTTTTATAGTCCTGTACTCCTCTTTTTTTATTCCTGAAGCAATCATATCAAACCACTTCTTTTTTAGATTTAGGTGTAGTGTCTTCATTAATTACTGTTTAATTAGTTCTTGTAAGGTTTCTCTCAACTCATCAATTTCTTGATTGAAGTTTTTAATATTAATTGAAGCATAGTATTCACAAGAAGGTAATTCTGGATTATCCATTATTTTTTCCTCCATCAATTTTTCTTCTTGCAAATCGGCTATTCTTTTTTCAATACAACGAATTGCTTTATAATGTTTAAGTACCCCCATTATCTACTGTTTTTTTTGTTAATAATTTCACGAGCTTTTTCTACAATCTCATCCATTAAGCCAACCGAAGGAGCGCACCCCTTTTGTCTCTTGGCTATTTTTTTGATGAATTTTTCAGCTTCTTTTAAATTCATGATTTCTACACTTAATTTAAAATTCTATCTAATTCTCTCAATTTCAAAAAATCAACTGACTTACCTACAACTTCATCAATCGTAATATCAAAAGTTTCTAAAACTGCGTTTTCAGAACGGTATGTAAATTCAGCTACAATAACCCCTTTTTTGTATCTACGAGTAAACCACTCATCATGTTCGTACTCTTTTACAAATTCAAATCCGATTCGCCTTATATCTTTTTCAGTCATTATTCCTGCTATTTAAAAAAATGAATACCCTAATAATAAGATGGCAATCCATTGTGTTACTCCTAACACAATTAATACGTTGTCCTTTGTTTGAAAACATATACATTCTTTAATATATCCTTTTAACATAGTTCTTGTTTTTAGTTATTTGAAATAGTTTTATAGTATCGGTTTAAAAAACCTTTAAAAGCTATTTAAACCTAGTTGTAATCTTACTTCTGTTACTCGCTAGTTTATCTAAATTAGAAGTAGTTTTATAATGCTCGTCTAATCGTTCTTGTAACTGATAATTAATGTTTGCTTTTGAACTCTCTGATAGTTCTCTATTAATTGCTATTGCCAACTTTTCTCGTTCGTCAGAGTATTTTTTTACTTGACGTAAAATGCGTGCAGGAGTTATTTTAAAAACTTCTCCTTCTTTTAATTCTTTACATATCACAACTAGGTCTTCAAGTTTTAAACTTCTGTACTCGTATTTTGATAGTAATTCAACAGCAATCACTTCGGCTTTAGCTTGGGTAAGCACATTATCAAAATACATAGACACCGCTTTAAATAAGTTGGTGATGCAAGTAATTGTTTTTACTTCGTCTTTCTTTGACAGCAAGCCCAAGCTTGGACTTGCTGATAGGAAAGCTTGACGCATTGTTAAGTTATTGTAGTGCTTAACAACGAGCCTGTTGTTATATTGAGACGTTGCTGTTAGCTCCACTAGTGTCGGAACCGTTGTTTTTGATAATTTCTCTGATGATGACATTTAATCTTGAATTGATGTATTTTAAATCGGTATTATCTTGATGAAACTCTTTTAAGGTTTCCCATTTAGAAAGGATCAGTTGCCAATTTTGAAGTGCTATTGGCTCGTTACCTCCATTAATTTGCTTTAGGTAAGCAATGATTTGTTTAAGTGCTTTACCGTCTGCTCCAGTAAACTTTGGTGCTACTCCTGTAGCTCTTTCGTAAAACTGATACCACGTTTCTAAAAAATGAGTATATAAAGACTTTTCTTTTACTTCTGCGGTATATGTTATTTTACCTTCAAAGCTTTGCTTAAAAGCTTCTAAATCGGTTTCTTTTGGCGGTATAATGCGACCAATCTCTTTAATAGTTTGGTTATTTATTTGTCCTGATAAATGCTCTAAGCGTTTAAACTTACCATTGCGATAGGTAAGTTTAAGCTTAGCGGTTGTTTCTGTTATTTCTACGGTGTAGTGTCGGGTCATGTTCGGGTGTAAAAACGAATTGTTAAGTATTCGGGTTTTTGGCAATATTTAGTTTATTAAATATCTTGCTACAGTACTTTATTTGATGCTTACAATCATCAATACCATAGTGAGGCACTCCATCAAATTTTTGTTCTTCCTTTATTTCAGGAGCAAAAGCAACTAATGTTCTTACATCTCTTTCGTTATAGTGTTTCCATGGCAACTCAACATCAAATAAATCAAATGCAGCCTCTAAAATTCCTAAATCAAACCTTGCTGAATTTCCCCAAACTTTTACATCGTTAGATGTGTAATTGTAAACAAACTGATAAAACCTAATCAGTGTGTTTTTAAGTTTATGCTGATGGTTTAAATCAACAATTCTTTGTTGTGCTTCTTTACTTTGATTTAACCACCAAAAAAAAGTCTTTTCATCTATTTTTAAACCTTGTTTAACTGAATCTTCAACACTTATATTCTGATGAAAAACATCGCCTATTCTTCCTGTTTTTAAATCAAATGAAACTGCCGATATACTTAGTATAACACAACTAGGCTTTGTTCCTAAAGTTTCAATATCAATCATTAAATTATCCATTGTCTATTGCACTTATATAGTTATTAACTGCTTTTTGCAATCTTGTATCTTCTACTGGTGGATTGCTTACCCATTGTCCGTTGCCATCTTTATAAATGTGATGTCCTTTTACAACAAACTCTGTGGACGATTTTGGTATAAATGTGTAACTCATATTTCTTTACTTAAATGTTCCTTTAACTATGTTGGTAAATACTACTAGTATCTTTTCCCAGTCTTCCTTTTCAAATTGCTTTAGTGGTTTATTAACTGGGCTTTTGAGTGACTTTAAAAAGTTACTCAAGCGTTGGGTGTCGGGTACTTCTCCGTGGCGTTCGTTTACTATTGTCCATTGTGCTTGATACAATAAGCTCCATAATAGTTTGCGTTCACTGCGGTGCTTTTCATTTTTCCTGTCAAACAACCCCCAATTATCACGAGTGTAGCTGTTGTTATACAAATGGTTCAACAACTCGTTTGCTTCGGTTACTGTTAGCTCCTTAGTACTTGCTATTTCACGATCTAGGAATTGAGAAACAAAACACAAACGCTCTTCACGATCAGGATACTGCTTTGTTAAGTTTGCTTGTATCTTTTTTAACTGTTGTGGTTCTAAAGTGGCTGTCATCGTAATACTATGGTTTTATCATTTAGCCTTACAGTCTTTTTCCCTTGTTCAAGCTGTTGCTTTTCTAACTCCTTAGCCTTTTGCAATGCCTTTTTTGCCTGCTCTTTATAAACGCTTGGGTTGGTTTCTAAAAATGTGGTATTGTCTTTATTCATCGTTTTGTTTTTTGCTCCCGCCGAGGACTCGAACCTCGGTGTGTGCCTCTCGGGAAATCCCCCTTTTGGAAAAGCTATATTGTAAATCGGAAGTCTAGTTTTTTAGGTACACCATCTTCCTTAATGTATTTCCAACCACTTACGTACATACTATTTACTGTGCGTATTTGTGCTGCTATGATGATATCTAAACCCTCTGAAAAGCGTTCGTCGTTAAACTCATCTCGTAAGCTGTTTAAATCAATAATTGACGACGGATTTAAGAAGCCTGTTTTTTGATTTACTTTAAGTTTCTTGTCAACTATCTTACCTAGTTTTTGTGCCTTTTCACTATCTGAAGACAATGACTTCATGTAGTCTTTAATTTTTTCAATTCCTGCACTTTCAGTTCCATCAAATTTGATAATTACATTATGACCAATGGTTATACTTGCAGAACCATCCTTAAGCGTAGTTGTATGACTATCTTGTTCTTTTACACCGAATGCTTCTTGTTTCAAGTCTTTAACCGTATTAAAGTCGTTCATTACACTTTTAACAAGCTTCTCTGTAAGTGTTTTATGAAAAACTAAATTGTCAATATTCCCAACCACAAACTCTTCTGCTAATTCTTTATAAGTAGCTTTGGTTTCTTTTATTTTTTCCTTTTCAGCTTTTTCTTCAGCTGCAAATTGTTCTTGTAACTTTCTTTTTTCTTCAGGTGATAATTGTGTTATATCTATACTCATCGTTATTAAATTTTAATTGTTTTTAATCCTAAATCGTCCATGTCGCAAAGCTTGTTTACATAGTAATCTCGCTTTTGTGTTTGATGCCTGTACAGGTAATGTGTTTCAGGGTGATGCTGTAGCCAGCTGTTAAGGTTATCTACTTTACTTTCTAGAGCGGGTTTAGTTATTATCATTAGTTAAGGTTATAGCTTTGGTTAATAATTTTTGTTGATTTACATTCTTGTATTAAAGGCTTTGGATAATGTTCGTACACTTTAGTTACAATTTCTACATAGAGCTTTCTTTTTGACTTTGCATCAAGTCGCTCATAGGGTTCTACTACTTTTTTAAAATCACAAATAAGCTTCAAGTATTCAGCGTTAAACCAGTTAGCAATCTGTTTAGATGTTATCATTTTTTGTAGTGTTAACCTGTCTTTTGCGTACAAGCCCGCCCAGTTCAAAAAAAGATTCCAAACCATTAGGTCGTACTCTTGTTTACTTGCTTCTAAAATTGTGTGTACTGGTTTCATTAGTTTTCTTTTTTAGTTGAATTTGCTCCGTGTAATTTTTCATAGCCTTCTTTCCAAATGATAAACCTTCCACCATTTGGTCCGATTGTTCTACCCTTGCACATTGCCAAATAGCCGCTTATAAAAATTTTCATTTTTGCATCATACATTATTCGTTTTTGTAACTCTGTACTAGGATTTTTACCTTCTGCATGCCCAATAATTATGATGAGTTTTTTGGTAGCCCATTTTTCCTTAAACTGGTAATACTCATCCCATGATTTAAAAAAATAAGGTGCAGAATCTAAAACAACAGTATGCGCACTACCGCGTTTTTCTAAGTATGCATCTACTTCTTGAAGCGTGTAACTTTGAGCAAAGAAGTTTCTTTTCACATCTTGCATTTTCAACATTTTAACTCTGTCTACAAAATCACTATCATCCGTCTCTTCCTCTTGTGTTGAATAAAGAGTTTTATCAAACTCTGCTAGCTTCTTAGCGGTCAGCATAGCTTTCGTACTTTTACCACTTCCTGATCCTCCCCACATAAACCAAACACCTCTGTTTTGCGGTCTTTTATAGGCTTGATACCATTCACTCTCCTCTTCAAAAGGTATTCTTTCAATCTTTTGGGTAACGATATTACCAACATTTAAGACTCGCTTTAACTTTAGTTCTTCAGTTTTAGGCTGCATAATCAGGTAAGTTTAAAACTTGTTTAACCAATCCTAGTGTTAATGGTTGTCCTAGTCTGTCAGCTTCTAACATAGAAGGAACTAGCACATCGTGTAACTCTCCATAATTAGCACAGTTATCTTGCAACCATCTTACTAACTTCTTATCCTTTACATCTTTTAAAAACAAAGAGAAAGTTCTGTCAATAGTTGGTAATCGACGAATACCAAACTTAATTCTACGGTATAATTGAGGTATTCCTTTAGCGTCTCTTCTACGTAGTTTATCAATCTCTTTAATTAACTGCTCAGTACCAATTAAAACTATTGAGCAGTATTTGTCTAAGTGATCGTAAAACTCTTTTATTGAGCATAAAGCCGAGGTTTTCATATACTCACTCTCATCAAATATTAATTGAGGCTTTCTACCTTTATGCCATAAAGCTTTAAGTGTTAAAGAAATATCACGTATTTGTTGAGACTTCTGTGTTCGCTTTGGCACTCTGAGAGCTTCAGCTACTTTCCAAAGCAAATCTTTTAAAGTATCAGTGTGTCCTACTTTTACAGAGAATACATCAGCTGGGTTTTTACGTTTGTATAAATCTATTACGTGAGATTTACCCGAACCTGTTGCTCCTATGATTACACGTGTAAAAGCTTCGTCTTTTGCTTCCTCTAAAATTGCTAGCATTTGTGTTAATTGATCTGTTGGTTGATTTCTCCACAACTTTTTTTCAATTTCATACTCAACTAACTCTGCTAATGATTTAAAGTGTTTTTCAGGAATATCTCCTACTTTATCATTACCTGCGTTATAAGTAAAAACACCTTTTAAAATGTTGCTTAAATGTTCCTTTGGTACGTTTGACCTTCTTGATACAATAGCTTGATTAATCTCATGTAGATCAATGTAATTTTGTACTGCTGAAGCTATCGCTTGCTTTACTGTGTTTTTCATAGTTGGTTTACTTTAAAAATAGTTTTGCATTTTCAATAGCATCGTCAATGTTTTGAACTATATCTACTATTAAACTGGTGTTTACTTCATAAGCTGCTCCTTTATCAGAGTTCTGCCATTTCTCTGTACGTTTCATAAACTTTTCATCTCTTTCGCTTGCTAGTTTTACTAATTGTCCTCTTGTCTTTTCTAGTTTTGTTTTAATTGCTTCCATTTAATGGGGTTTAGTCTAAATATTTATTTACATCTACTTTACTCTTGTAGTACTCTTGTTGTGAAGTTTGGAAACTCTGTTCCTCTTTTTTTACTTCATTTAGTTCTTGTTTCTTTTCAATTTTACGAGCCGACTTAACCGCTTCGCTTTCTCTTCTTTTGTGTATTTTATGGTTACCATTACTATCTGTTAAAAGGTGTTTAGCTACCGTATCATTCAACTCAGGATGTTTACCAAAAAAAGTCTCAACTATTTCAGCATTATCTTGACGCTCTTCTGATATATGCTTGATAAGTTTTCTGTTATAGCTTTGAATTCTGTTACCAGTTTCATCGTCTGCCTCAGTTCTATCAGCTAAAGCCATGTGTTCAAATGGTGCAGGTTCTAGCATGTAGCGTAATGTTCCGTCAGATGAAACCGCCATTGCCTCTTCTAAGTTTTCAGGATTATAGTGTACCGTCCAATCTTCTAGTGCATGTTTTCTAAAGTTGATATCGAAACACTCATAGAATTGATATGATCCGTTAATAGTTACACGTAACCCCTCACCTCTTAATTTGTTACTCTCTGTTGTATTTCCAAAAGCCAACAAATAACTTTCTTGGCTCATTAAATGCCTGTACTCATTCTTTGTTTTCAACCATCCTTTTACATACTCTTCTCTTTTAACAGACCTTTCCATTTCAATAATGCTCCTAATTTGTTGACGACATCCCTCTTCATCAGGGAAGTTCTTTTTTATTAAGTTCATTACTTCAGCGTTTGGTTGATTCTTTGAGCCGCTATCTACGTTGTGTCCACTCCAGTTATCAAACAACTTGCATCGTTTAGTGTTTAGGTATTTAAAATATGGCTCTATCACTTTCGCTTTTGCATTACCTACAGTAGCAGGCGTAAAGTTTGGAGTACATGCTTCGTATAAAGGCTTTAATTTTTTTATAGAGTAGTTATCCGATTGTAATTGATGAGGCTTCAAAAAACTACCAAACAAATCTTTAGTGTGATTGATTGCATTTTGCATAGCAGCTTTAATCAACTCAGGTGTTTCATTATATCCTATTGAATATCCTATTGGATACTTATTGTAAGGATCTAAAACAACAACCATAGTTAATCTATGATGGTATGTAGTAACATAATGTCCCTCCTTGTTTTTTGTTTTCTTTTGATACAATAACTCAACTGTCCAACCGTCTAAAGTCCAATACAACATTGAAGCTGTTGGTGCAATCCTACGACGTTGCATTGTTAAGCTATTTTTTAAAGCCTTTTTACCATTTCTTCCAGCAAACGTTTCAAGGTTACGCTCCTTTTTAAAGTTTAAAACAGTAGTTGGTGTTATCTCTTCCCAATCCATTTCAACCTTACCAACAATCATATTGTATAAGTCAGCTATCATCTTATTATCTAAATTGGTGTGTTTATTTACCAATTCATCAAGTATGGCTCTTTGCTCTTTGTCTTTTACTTTTTGAGCGTTTTTAAGCTTTAACTTTCCTGATACTAAAGAGATATAACCCTCTTTTTGGTAACGTGTAACTTTGTGTCGTAAACTTCCTGCTGTAGTTGGTAAATTGTGTTTTATTTCCTGAAAAGCATTAACATCATTACTTAAACTTTCCCAAATATTAATCTTTACACCTCCTAAAGCTTTTGCGTAGGCTTTACGGTTATTTTTCAACTTGATAACTGTATTCAAAACAGAAGCGTTATAAACGTATCGCTCAATAGTGTCAGGAGTTAACTTTTTATCGTTATCAGCACCATAACGATGTGCTATGTAAAAATCAAAAGCATCTTTGTCTGTTACATAATGTTGCGAAAACCAACTTTTTGTTGCTTCAGGTTTAGGCGCTCCAAATTTTACTGACAACCTATCTCTCCACTCTTGGCTTAATGAGTTAAACTCTACTAAAGCCTCATAACCTAGTGAACCTCTTCGCAATTGTTTTTCAGAACACGTATTACTATCCATACGCTTCTTTAAAGCTCTATAAGAAATAAGACGTAAACCGTCTAAATGCGATTTAAACACATCAGAAACTAAGTATTTTAGCTTTACTCCTAGTTTACTTTTATGATATTCGTATGGGGTTTCTACAGACATAGTAATTTTGTTTTAGGAATTATCTTCCTTTTTTTGTTCAGAATTGAAGTCCTCTATCAGCTTTTCTCTTGACTCAACAATTTGTTTCATAGCCATAACCGCTTCGAAGTTTCCCCTACGAAATCTACTTCTTGCCGTTTCTTGGTTCTCACTAATCATCTCTCCTAGAGTGATATAATCTCCTTTTCTAATTTTGCTTTTTATTTGACCTTTTACAAGGTCAATTTCATTTTGATTCAT